TTATTTGCTGAAATGTTTATACTTACGTAAAAAGTCCAGACTAAATAAAATTGACGCAAGTGTGAGCAGCAAACTTCCAAAGAATGACACCTCGCGACTTGCTGCTTGATTATCACCTGTTTGTGGTAATGTAACTTCTCCTAGGGCTGCTTGCTTGACAGTCTGTGCCGCAGCTGAGGTTGCTCTAGTGTCGGATGCCTTTTTAGTGTTAGCCTCTGTAACCCCATGAGCACTGCTTAGCTTCATAACCTCTGTTGTAGGTTTTACCAAAGTACCTTGCTGATCTGTCGCTGAAATTGCCTTGGCCTTATCTGTGACGTTTTTAGCTGTAGATGTTGCAGCAGCCGCTGTTTGCTGGTTGGTAGCACCAGTGATATGGGAAGCACTAGTAGTAGGTGTTTCAGCGGCTGTGTCGACTGCTGATTCAACTGCCAATTTTTGTTGCAGTGCTTTTTCCTGCAGTTGCAATGTCTGCAATTGCTGTTGTGCACTAGTCAATTTTTGCGCTGCTTGCGTATAAACGGCCTGTTGACTGTCATACTCACTTTTAGCGACCGTATAGGCTTGATTAGCCGCAGCAAGTTGCGCTAAAGCTGTTTGATAGGCAGTCTGCGCTGCTTGTAAGTTTGCAGCTGCATTCGTCAACTGAGCGAGGTTTGCTTGCGCAGCAGCAAGCTTTGTCTTAGCGGTAGTCAAGGCAGTTTCAGCCGCTGTTTGTGCAGCAACTGCTGTCGCAACTTTTTGCTTAGCAGCCGTTAATGCTGCTGTGGCTTTAACTGTTGCTGCTTGAGCTGCAGTATAAACAGCCTGTTTTTGTTCCAAAACAGATTGATCGGCAGCGATTTTAGCTTGCAATTCCTGTGAAGCGGTTTGTTCAGATGCAGCTTTTGCTTTCAAAGTAGCTAGTTTAGTATTAAGCGTTGCCAAGGTATTGTTGACAGTTGTTAATTGGTTGTTAATACTATTGAGTTTATTTTGAAGCGTAGTTACGGTATTTTCAGCAGCGGTCTTTTGTGCTGTTACAGTAGCGGCATTTGTTTTAGCAGCCGTTAATGTTGCCGTATCTGTGTTTAATTTGTTAACTGCGGCAGTATAAGCAGCACTAGCGGTGTTGTCGGCTGTAGTAGCATTATCCAATGCTGTTTGTGCAGCTGCAATTTGCGTTGCTGTAGCGCCTGTCGCTGAAATTGTTTTATCCGTTGTGTCGAATGTTTCAGCAAATTTGGTGCTGTCTTTGACATACGTTGTATTTGAATTTACGAGTTCGAAATGAATATTACCATATTTATCAAAACTTACAGCGAAATAATCAATGGAACTAGCATTGTAATGATTTGCATTCAGACCAAGTAATGAAATTGTATGACCGTAACTAGATGATGAATCATCAAACATCATTTCATAAATTGCATCGTAAATGTATTTCTTAGCGTCGTACATTGTCATGGTTGTATCGAAAGCAGCATCATATGATTCAAGGTCTTCGTAATAATTCCCTGTATCAGCTAGACCGTAGTTATCAGCTGCTTTTTCAATTGCAGATACATCATGACCGCTATCGTACCCAGACCATTTATCGCTATTGTAGTTAGTCGCTACTTGTTTAGCGAAATTGATTGCGCCATCAGTGACTTTGACTTTAACAGTCACTCCAGCTTGTTCGCGTAATTTGTTGAGCAGTGCAGCTGCATATGATGATAATTCGGTTGCTTGTGCAGTAGTCATATTATTAGCATCAATTGTAGTTGTTTTATCAGCAGCGCTAGCAGCAAATGTAGTGCCACTTCCAGCACCGTTGTCAACGATAGAAGGTGTTTGCTTAACGCTTGATGCTTCAGTACTTGTCAAGGTGATATTACTACCGCCTGTGATTGATCCTTGGCTATTTTTGAGTGTGTCAAGTGTTGTTTGTGCATCAGTTTTAGCCTTGTCAGCGGCTGTTTTAGAACTCGAAGCAGCAGCAACTGCTGAATTATCACTGTTTACTGCCGACTGAGCAGACGAGACAGCTGCATTGGCTGAATCGGTATCAATACTGGATGCTTTACTTTGAGCATCTGATAAATCAGCTTCAGCTTTAGCTTTGTCGCTGGTAAGAGATGCTTGGGATGATGATGCGCTGCTAATTTGTGATTGGGTATCAGTGATTTGACTTGCAGTCTGAGAATCAACCCCCCCAGCCTTATTTTGATCACTTTCTAATTGACTAGATGCTGAAGCAACATCAGCTTTTGCACTTGATTCAGCATTTGACGCTGTTGTTGCTGAGCTTTGTGCGCTGTCAGCGTTTGTTTGTGCTTCTTTTGTAGCTGCTGCGGCTGAACTTGCTGCTGCACTGCTGCTTGTAACAGTCTTGGCAGCATTTGAAACTTCGGACTGAGCTTTACTAATGTTTTCAGCTGTGGCGGTGTCTTTAGTTGTTTGAGCCGTGCTAACAGCACTCGCAGCACTTGAAACAGCTGCTGTGGCAGTTGACTTGGCAGCACTCGCCTGCTCTAGATTGCTTGACGCACTGGCAGCGGCTTCTTTGGCCTTATCTGTTGTCGCCTGCTGTTTAGCAACTTCACTAGCAGCAGTTGCCGTTTGTGTCTGTGCTTTGCTAAGATTCTGCTTGGTATCATTAACCGCTTTTTGAGATGCTGCAGTTGCGCTAGTACTGCTAGCCGTGCTGACTGTATCTGCATGTGCGGTCGTAGTTGCTGCGGTTCCGGCGGTCACAACTGCCGCAGTCACTGCAACTTTTTTAATTAAAGTACTAACTTTTTCGTTTTTCATTGTTGAAAATCCCTTCTTCAATTAGACTGAATTTACTAACGCGAGGATGCATTTACTTTTTAGCGTTCATCTTCCTAAATGCAGCTTTAGTTAACTTGGCACCGCCTTTAAAGATTCCTTTTCCGACTGCTAATGCAGCTTTTTTAGCAAATTCGTCGGCTGCATCTTGTTGATCAAACTCTTCTTGCATTTGGCGTGCAGCTCGTGAAGGCGAATTTCTGTATTGCTCTTTTTCACGTTCCTTAGCATCTTGTGAAATTTGTCTTGTCTTGGTTAAATAATCTTTAAAAATTCCCATTACTTTACTCCTTATAAATCACCGAATACCTAATTCACCAGTGGCGTCCATTCCAAGTTTGTTTTAATAATCATCGCGATTCGCAATGAAGATGAAACTTCACTGATATGTAACTCATCCGTCAAAAAAGGACCATCTACCCCCCCGAATAGAGCAGTGTGTTCTACTAGATTCTCCAAGGTCGCTTGCCGTTGAAAATAATCCTGTACCATTCCAAAAATGAGTTCAATGAAAGCTTGCTCATGAAAAACGACTGCCTGCTCATCTGCTGTATATGTGAAAAGATCAGCATGATAGTCAAAAGAACGGGCATTCCCCAATTCATCACTCTTACATTCCAAAGGTGCCCTGCCGCCAATCAAAATGTAATAAAGATTATAAGCAGCATCCACAGCTTCAACACAGCGAATCGTGTGCTCCTCTGCTTCATTTCCAACTGCTTCTAAAAATTCTGCACCTTCTGCACTAATTGAAAAGTTACTTTTATAGATTTTCTGCAAAAACTTACGTAAATATCGATTTGAAGATGCATACCGTGCATAATCTTCTTGGAACGCTTCCTCAAAAGGTGGGATCCCATCCATTTCTCTTAGTAAATTAAACATCCCTAATGTGTTTTTAGTCGGATACATGACGAAAGCTTCACGTTCCATCTCCTGCGGATCAAGATTGACGAATGAACCCATGCGATACGGACCATAATTTTGCTGATATTGCAACCGTTCAGCCTGATAAATTCTGTTTTCCTTTATTTCACTCACCTTCATTCTCCTAAAATTAAGATCTATATTTATGTCAATTTCCTCTAAGAATGTCCAATTTACATAAGCAGACCGCGTCTTATTAAGTATTCGCAAACAAAATATTAATTGAGCAAACAATTTTACTTTTTAATCACAGCGACCTTGGGGGGGCATTTTTATTCGTATATAGAATAGAGGGGGACTTTTTAACATAAAGTCCCCTCTGGATCGTGAGCATATTAGTAATTATCTTAAACAAAGTATAAAAATTATAAAAAATTAGATTTCAAAGAAGAAAATTTTAAAAGGAGAATCTTATGGTAACTCGACATGCCCATCTAGTTGGACCAATCAAAGATCCCGCTGTTTTAGAACAAGTAAAAGATACCTTATTAAACAATTTTCAAGCTGGCAGGCGTAACTATACAGTTTTTCAAGTTGGGAAGGCGACTTTATTACGTGTCAGCGATGTTTTGTCATTACGTTACACAGATGTTTTTGAAAACAATGGTGCAGTCAAAGTAAGAACCTACACGCGTGATCAAAAAACTGGGAAACCTAACACTCTTTACCTCAAACCGGTTCGAAAAGACCTTAAAGCCTACCATACTTGGTTAGAAGATACTAATCTGCATTCAGAATGGTTATTTCCTTCTACTAAAAATGATACAAGGCATATTACCAGAAAGCAGTATTACAAAATAATGGCACGTACAGGTGACTTACTTGGTATTAACTACTTAGGGACTCACACTATGCGGAAAACAGGCGCTTATAAAGTCTATCAACAAACAGACCATAATATTGCCCTTGTAATGCGCCTGCTCAACCACAGTGACCAGAGCTCTACTCTTAAATATTTAGGCTTGGATCAAACAACTCGTGAAGCTATGCTAGACAGTATCAATTTCGATTGATTTATTCATAAAAAATTATTCTAAAATAGTCGTTGACTTAAACAAATTTATATTCGATAATTGCCCTAGAGGTCTTTATGTTAAAATGACCCCCCCTTTTAGATTTTGCTTTTATCACAAATTATTTAAGCTTCAGTCGAATTAACAGTGGAGCTCACAAAATAATTATCTCAATTATTAATTATATCCTATTTTAATAGTGAATTTAAAGTTAAGATTTACTTACCATTTAAACAGACGACTTAAAAATAAAACAGAAGGGAGAGTGTGACATAAGTCGGTAAAATTTGAGTGCTAACTCGAAATTACGAACATAGCGGGTACTTTGCTATGAGTAATTCGAAGTTAGACGGAGAATTTTGACTTATGGAACACGTTTATCCGGAATAAAAGAGGGGGGGCTATGACAAAAGTTAAATTTTGTCACAGCCCCCTTCTTCTGTTTTATTTTACAATCTGCACATTAATTGTACTCTAATTTACCCACAATCTGCTAAAATTTTAGCACCAATTGCCAGCTTCACCCTGCTTCTTTAGAACTGTTCACCACTTGCAGGTGAATATTCAAAAAGCGGTCTGAATTCTGCTGCAGAAAATCCTAAATCAACTAGGCCAAACTTAACAAAAATATGCCATGCATGGACAAAGGCTGCAGAGCGGCGTTCAAAATAACTATTGTTGAGAAGCTTTTGCATAATTAAATAATCATCCGCAACAAATCTGCTGACAGGCTTTTGCTCCAAATAAGTTAACTTTTCATCTGGCAATAATAGCAAATAGGTCCATTTCTTTTCGTTGGCAATTCGCAAGAAAAGCGCAGTTACTTTACAAAAATCAGGTAAAAATGCAGCAGGCTTTTGCTCAAAATAAGCGTTAAATAACACCGCTAAATCAAGGTTAAGTTCACAAAAAAGTGCGGCCGGTCGCTTTGAAATCGGTGTATTTTCTACAAGCAGCCCAGTCTGCAACCGCGCACTATCTAGCATTTTCTTTACGTCCAAATGATCTGCTCCCGTCTTTTAGCTCTAATTAAAATAAAGAGAATCGGCCCGAATTTCAAGGCTTGCCAAGTTGTCCAGATACCATGCACGCAAAAAGGAGTATTTAAGTAAGATGTCAAACCATGACTCCTTGTGTTCAGGATCGCTAACTTTTAGCACCCAGCCATCTGTTTCATTTTCACGCGTCTCTTGGGAAAATAGTCTGACGACCACATGATCATCAAGCTTTAAAACCGCTTCTCCTTCAGCACCGCGTTCAAGAATCCTGCCACCCTTTGCCGTTTCAACAAAGAGCTTATCCAAGACAGTGCTTGAAAGGTTGGGATCAGCTAATTGGTAAACAGCACTGTTTGAAGGATCCATTAAAGTAAAGTCGGTATCAAATCCAAAATCTTCTTTGAGAAACTTACCGATATCCAATAAATAGTTCTCAAAACCTCTTAATGCCGTTTCGGCAACTTTACCTTCATAATCTACCAATAATAACTGTGTTAACGCACGGCTGTTAAAACGAAGAACCTGTTTTTCAAAGTTCAGATAAAAGAGGGTTTCGCCTGTATTCTTTTCAGTGTAATAGGCTCCGCGTTGGGCAGTTTCTTCAAGCTGAAATACAAAATATCCATGGGTATTGATGCCTAGAAACTCATGATAGAGTTCATGAAAACGATCAGAGGATTGCAAAATCACTCTTTCTCTGCCATGCAATGCTAATAAACGATTGAGAAAGATCAAATAGAAGTCAGATTGACTGTATTGTTGCGGAAAAGTCACAAACGAAGTATCTAGCTGATAAGCAACTAGCCTTTGTGCCGCTGTTAATAATTCTGTTGCACTCGTAGTTTCAATTAAAGTGTCTAATAATTCAGTAAAAACTTGTCCGTGTTTCAAGCTATCTTTCAACTGATCATTATAGCCATTAATCTGCCAGAGGTACTCAAGGTAGCTGCGTTGGCAGCGGTCGACTCGGTGGTTGACTCTTGTGGTTCAAAAGTTTCTGTCGCTTGGCGTTCATCTTTACTCATTAGTATTCACCCGCCCTTTGGTTGCAATTAAATCAGCAATATAGTCGCGGTAAAGCGTCTCATTCTTCGCTTCAAAATTCTCAAAGCTACCAAACTTCGCAACAATACTCTGTTTCTCATAGCCTACCAGTGTATCCTCTTTGGATAACGCGAGTACTTGATTTTCATTATCTTTGATTAGACGATAAGCTTCTTGTGCCTTTTCATCTTGATCACTTAATTCGGAAAGACGATCTACCAGCTCTTGTTTGGCTTCTCTGAGCTTTGCAGCTTCCCAGGGCATGACCTTTTCTTGGGCGTTTTTCTTTAACTGCAACCGGACTTCTTCTTTTTCCTTGTCACGCTGATCTTGCGAGTCAATTAGAGCCTGTAGTTGGTCAGCTTGTTTCGATAAAGCTGCAATTTTATCAGTATTTAAGCGTTTGTTTTCAGCTTCTAATTCAAATGCACGCCGTAATTTTTCATACTCTGTTTGCTCAAAATCAAAGCTGACACGCAAAACATTTAATGTCCCAAAAAGGCGCCGGTCCCACCAATTACCAAAATAAAATTGATAGTGGCCCTTGCCAATTTGTTCAAAGTAGAAGAAAGGATAAGTCTCGCGCAAATAAGCAAGCAGATTACCACTGAGGTATTGGCCAAGATTATCTGCAATATCACTGACTAGGTTTTCATTTGCAGTATCAGCTGTTCCATGTTTAGATTGCATGACTTTTTCTGAATAGCGTTCGCCATCAATTAATTGATAAATAAGACGATCATTCCGATCCTCAACTGCCTGTGCCAAAGTCTGCAGATAACTAATTTTAGTTGCCACTGCCTTTGAAAGCTGCTGTGCTGCCACAGAATGTTCCTGCGTGCGGGCTTGATTTACATTTGTCACACCGATCTCCCCCCCTTATTATGTATGCATAGATTTTAATCACTCTAAAAATCAGCATGCACTTATTCTTAAACACTAAAAATTCTATTTTCCCATTTATTATAGCATTGCAAACACTTTTAGCCCAAATACTAGCATAGTAAGCTGTTATTTTTCCTGATATTGCCGCTTAAAATCACTGATTCCCGCGAAGAAATAGCGCGCAGGGTCGGTATCATAAGCAACCCGTCCCTCTTGAGCAGAAAATAAGTGTTGCTGATATAGCTTTTCGTATTCAGAAACACTGACTTCCTGCCGCTCATTAAGCACTTGCAAATAATTGACATTCATCAATCCTTGTTTGAAATTCGGCTGTACAATTCCGCTGTAAAACTCAGCTTCTGCGCCTGAACCATAACTAAACAAGCCAATTCGTTGGCCCGCTCTGAGTTTTTCACTATTAAACAACAAGGAAAGCAAGCTAAGATACAACGAACCAGTGTACAAATTTCCCACTTCGCGGTTAAACGTCCGCGCATGTTCAAATTCTTGCACAAAGTTCACAGCTTCATCAGGACGAGCATCTTTTAAAGCGATCCGTAATGCTTTAAGTCCCATTTTAGTATATGGTAAGTGAAAAAGAAGGGCCGCAAAATCTCCCAACTGATAACCCGTCTTATCTAAGTATGCCTGCCAGACATGGCTGAAGAAATTCAAATAGACATCCTCTGAATAACGGCCGTCTACCAGCGCTTCATTTTTTCCTAACGGACGCCAAAAATCCATAATATCTTGGGTATAGGCGGTACTTCCATCTTCAAGTGCTAAAATCTGAGGGTTGGTGCCAATCAATAGTGCCACTGCACCGCCGCCTTGTGTCGGTTCACCGGGAGACTTAATGCCATAACGCGCGTTATCCGCTGCAATCACGAGAACTTTGCTATCCGGGTTCAAGGCAACAAAACCGCGGGCCAATTGAATCCCTGCAGTCGCACCATAGCAAGCCTGTTTTAGCTCAATTGCTCTAATTTCTTTTTTGAGTCCCAATAAACGGGCTAAATAGACAGCCGTTGCCTTAGAGTTATCGATGCCCGACTCCGTTGCAAAGATCACATAGCTAATCTGCTCCTTATCGGCTGTTGTCAGTATCCGAGCTGCAGCATTTGCCGCCATTGTCACGACATCTTGGCTCGGAGGAATTACCGCCATTTTAGACTGACCGATTCCAATCAAATACTTGTTAGGATCTTCAGCGCGGGCAAAAGCGAGTTCCTTCATATCCACAAACAAATGCGATGTAAAGAAACCAATTTTGTCAATTCCGATTTTCATTTCTTTCACTCCCTTAAGAACTTTAGTCTTATCATACACGAAAAAAGCTCTTCCTCCTAGTTTTGCCCTAACTTTCACCTTCGCAATTCCTTTAAAGATTCCTTAAATTGACAGTTGTAACAACCGCAAATTTGCTTTGTTTAACTCGTGATTAACCGGCTAAAAAATATTTCACTCCACTTGTCTATTCACTTATATCAGAAATATTGTACAATCTAAAGCATAGTTGTTTTACAGCCATTCACCTGCAATTTCAGCAAACATCACTGGAAACAACTCAAATAACTTTTACGTACTTTGGAGGAAGACATGACACAAAATTTTACTATTGATACACAATTACAGCATCGTACCATCCGCGAATTTGCACCCGTAAAAGTGACACCAGCACAATTAGAAACACTCCTGCAAGTTGCGCGCCATACCTCAACCAGCATGTTTATGCAGCAGTTCACTATTTTGCAGATTACCGACAATCAAAAAAAGGCAGCCATTCGAAAAATATCCACACAAGACTACGTTGGCGGAAACGGTGAGCTTCTCATTTTCGTGGTCGATTTATATCGCAATCAACAAATTAGAAAACAAATGCAAGCAGATGATGGGCGCTTACATCAAACCGATGTCTTCATTCAAGGAGTTGAGGATACCGTACTTGCAGTCCAAAATGTGGTCAATGCTGCAGAAAGCATGCAACTTGGTGCCGTCATCCTCGGCAGTATTGTCAATGATGCCCAAAAAATGATTGAACTTCTGGGACTGCCGCAAATGACTTTTCCTTTGTTAGGACTCCAAGTTGGCCAGCCCGCACAAAAACCGCAGCTTAAGCCGCGACTTCCCCTTGCCGTTTACTTTGTTTGAAAACACCTACCAGACTGCATTCGATATTCACGCTTTGGCGCCTTATGATGAAGTTGTGCAAACCTATTATGACTTGCGCGATACCAATCGACGCATTGATTCCTTTACAAAACAAGTAGCTTCTGCCAAAATGGATCAGCGTGATACCAAGCGCAACCAAATTCTTGAAATATTACACAAACAGCAACTCTGCCTTGCTTAATGAAGCTATCTCATAGTTTTCATTGCTTTTTGCAATCTAAATTGGTATAATATTTATCGTTGTTGGAGAGTTGGCAGAGTGGTAATGCACCGGACTCGAAATCCGGCGAACCGGCTTATACCGGCGCGCAGGTTCAAATCCTGTACTCTCCTTATTATACTAATTTAACTTATGCTACAACCGTTAGAAACGCTGATATAAAGGCGTTTCTATTTTTTTATTTGCGTTGTCTTACGTTAATTTATGAAAAAGTGGCACGCAGACGGCACGCAGAACAAGAAAAAGAAAACTATATAATATTCATTTTATAGGAAAATTTTGTATAAAAAAGCCCCCCCACTCAATTATGTGTGAGGTTATTTTATTAGCTTCCCATTACTCTGCCGTCTTTCATCAGTGAAGCCAATGTATTTAATAGTAAGAACGGTAGACTTTCTTAGATGTCAGTGCACGCGTTGGTGTGATATCCAACGCATCAGCAAAAGTAACCAAGTCGTTCAGAATATCGACACCGTCTTTATCCCATGTCTTAGTACTTGCGAGCGTTGTTTGATGTTCTGCTGGAACTTGGTAATCCAAAGAAATATCAAGATCTTCATCGGTAATTTTACCAGTAGCCAACACATCCATAGCCATCTTCTCAACACGTGCATTGACACCTTGCACCAAAACATCGATGTCGTTAAATACACGACTCATAAGATACTGCTGCTCTTCCGGTGTTCGTGGATTCTTCAAAGCAATGAGATCTTTTTCTTTGATCTGCATCTTACGCTTAATGTACGCAAGTTCCATTGCTTTCTTTTCAGCTTGACGGCTGCCAATCTCAGCTTCGGCATCAAATGCAGACAGTGAAGCAATAATCGGTGTGCGTGTCCCGCCGCTCAACTGATCTAATTCAAGTGATTGTGTCCGGCGTGTTGGGAATAACGTATCACCCAACATTACTGGATAATCACGATTCCGGGTGTAATCTAAGATTTCTCGTTGCGAGAAAAGTTCTGCAATATCTGCAAAACGTTGTAAATCAATTAATTTTGGCATTAACAGTTCCTCCTAATTTGTGATTTGAACAAAAATACTAGCCTTGACCGCCTTGTGCGGCAGTTAAAGCATCAATATCCTTGAAATGAATTGTGGTCATTGCCTTAATTGCATCCGCAGACGGAGCAACTGGCAAGCGTTGACCAAGTACCCAACCTTCCTGAATGACTGCCACAGGCTGTTTGCCATTAGTTACATCAACCTCGTTGTAAGTTACCCCAATTGCCTTAGCATCGTTTGTTGGATATACGGTACCGGCTGGAATGATCTTGTGACCAAGATCATCAGTCTGTACATTGTAGTTGGTGTTATCCACTGTCTGTGGAAATGGAACTAATGATACTTCTGAAGCTAAGAAATTGATCTGGTTAACTACTGTTTTCCCTTTTACATACATTGAAATTCCTCCTTATTTATTTGACTGTGTCCCAAATACTCTTTGCAGCACCCTTACTCTGCTTGTTTCGCTCTTGGGCAAAGGTTTCATCAGTAGACTTCGAACCGCCACCACCGGCACCAGGTGTTTTAGATGAATCAGCCAGTGCCCTATCAACACCTTGCTTGAGTGCCTCACGGAATCCCTCGGTAACTTCTTTGTAAGTTGCTTCAAGATTATCCGTATCAGCAAACGCAGGAGCGAAAGCCTTAGCAAGACTGACCGGTAAACCATCTTCAGCAAGTTTATTCGTGATGTTAGCACGATTCTCTTTGACGGTAACTTCCTGCTCACGCTGATTAAGCTTTTCTTGCTTCTGATTGAAATCATACTCAGCTTTTTCAGCGTCAGTCATCTTGTCGTAGGACTTCTTTTCCTTAGACTCTTTCTCCCACTTTGCTTTCAGATTCTCTGCAGCTTTTTCAAACCGCTTGTCATAAGCAGAATCAAACCAGCTGTTAAATTCATCCTCAGTCTTGAAAGCTTTAAACGGTTTATCTTCCGGCTCTGGGTTTGGTTCAGGATTGGGAGTTGGTTCTGGGGTTGGTTCTGGGGTTGGTGCTGGCTCTGGATCAGCGAAACGTTGCAAATTCAATAAAGTGCTGTAAAATCGTATCTTTTCCATTATGATTCCTCCTTAGCTCATGCACATTTAATTCACTCCACGAAAAATAGCACCCCCCCACACACGGCAAGTGCCCCCCCATGTACAATGCTATCAATCATTATGTAGAGTAGTTAAACCCACACACGCTATTTAATTTGCCTAGTTTAGTGACATTCGACAGGTCAAAAAGTCTAATATTCATTTTCAAGTAAAAATCCTTTAAAAGGTTAGATGACCATCTTTATTGAATTTAAACCTATTACTACTAATAAAATCTGAAGAAATATATTTTTTATCCAAATTAATATTTAATGGATCTGTTGTAACAGCGTAATTAGATTTCTCAGCTGCCAAATTATCAACTTTGTCAGACAACTGTTTAAAAGCTTCAGCAATGTTTACTTTATTAGAACTATTTCCATCATAAATGATCTCTCGAGTAGCCAAATAAACTGGGTTATCCTTGTCTTCTACTTTACCGCCTATATCTTTCAAAAATTTTGTTAAACTGTCTTTTGCATTTTTCAAACCAAATAAAGAGTCTCTGTAAAAAATATTTCTTTGTCCAGCTATATCAAATGGTAATTTTGTTTCTTTTTCCGCCAATGTAATAACAGGCTTTGCTGCAGAATGCCTTATACCTAATTCATACATAACGTTTGGATTCAAACCAGTTAAGTTTGCTATAACAATATCAGAATCTATAATATCTTTTATTACTTGATTAGTTATTGCGCCGATTTTATTAATTTCATGGGGGGGTACAATACAATCAATATGTTCGTGCTCAAGTACCGGTTTAATAACACTATTTAATAATCCAAAAGATTTTTCCTGAATTAAAGAGCCCTCTTCACCTATAGGCATTATTATAAAACATTCCTTCTTCTTAGGTTCAGTTTCACTCTCTTGTTCTGCTGGTTTATCACTCATTGCATAATCATTCCTTTATAATATTTCTGTTGTGATTATACAACGAAAAATCAAAAAAATTTAAATTTTATCGTAAGTTTCCTCAAAGATATCTGGCTTACATGGATAAAATTCTCCATGAACTCCTTTAATAATAAAATCTCCGATAGACGCTTTCATATCTCCCTCTAAAGTATGAATTACAAGTTCGCCATCTTTCTCTCTTTCGTTTTTGCGTAGCTCGTCAGTTGAAACGCTTCTCATAAATATTGCAATCTTCAATTGTGATTCTGGTGTACCATCATACTGCACTGCTTCGATAACTACCGGTTTCTTTTGATATTTCATAATGCATCCCTCCTAAAATATTGCCACTAACATGCACAACCAAAATAAAATGACAATAAACACCATACACCCACAACCGCTACAACATCTCATTCATTAATCATCCTTTCCCAGTCCCGATACGTCGCATCCTGGTTAATCTTGAATTTCTTACCGGTATTCGGATTGTTTGCGTTCCTTGTGCCAGTGTATAGACTATTAGCGAAATGGATAACTGCTACCGTTCTACAGTTCGGATGAAGCGGTGGATAGTCAGTGCCTACTTCTGCGTCCTTAACCTTGAACACTTTACCGTCCATGTGCCTACATATCTGAGACGTACGCTTATCCAGGACTGCAACTAGTTGGTACTCCTCTACGCCACGTTCTTTCCAGCTATCAAGCTTTATCTTGTTATGGAAATAGTTAGCCTCAGTTCTGATCAGACGTTTTGCATTGTAGATACCGGCACCAAACTCTTTCTCAATTGCCTGTGCCATCTCGCGTTCAGACATTCCGGACATCTGTTGCGCGGTAAATAATTCCTGCAACCTATCTGCTAGCTTGTCAGTGTTGTTCCAAATACGCTGTGAGTAATTCTTACCGTGCCATTGTTCATTTAACGCCTGCTTAACGTAACGCGTGGAAAGTTGCTTGAACTCAGTAACCTTTTTTTCAGGCACCGCGCTAACCGTTGTGATCTCTTTACCGGTTTCAGGATCAGCAATTCTAATTTGACGCTTTGCTTTGTCTAATTCAGCGACATAGCCTTTTTCGTAAAGTTGCACATCTTTGGTAACATCACCAATTATCTTTTCTGCAGCAGCTTGATTCCATGCGTCTTGAATTACTTTGGTGTACAGTCCAGTTGAATGTTCAATCTCAACACTAGCTGCTTGTTTAACCGCAATGTAGGACTTAGCCTGTAACTCTTCTAAGCGAGTGATTCGTCCTTTAGCCGCCAAAGCTGATAAGTAATCTGTAACTTGTTTCTTAGACTCAACATCTGTAACATTCTTAGCTAACGCACGCAAAGTTACAAGTTCGGTAGGACTAACGGCTGTGTTCATAATTTCTTCTGCCTGTGCCGCCGTGTAATTACCATTGTCAAAGTATCTCTTGTAAATATCATTGACCTGGTCACCCAAATATCTCTGGGCACGTAAATAAGCACGCGTTATGATTTCAACCTTCTCGTTGGCATCATCGTGTGCTTTTTGTTCGTTCCTAACTGCGCGTAACTGCCAGTAGGTTAGCTTATCTTTATCAGCCATATCATCAGACCTTTGTAGTAAATGAAAGGTTTTCTGGGTACTGGTGCGCAATCGTTGCTAAAGTGTTTCCAAGAGCTCTCAGTAGCCTTTTATCACCCTCATCAATGTTTAAAACATCAGCATTATAATTAACACCATCATCATTAACATGACAAGAAGTTAAGTTTTGCGTAGTATGTTCCAAAAGAATTGAGACTGCAGCACACACAATGTCTTTCCCTGGCTTAGCAAATTGTGCATGGCCAGTCGCTCGAATTGAAACTTGTCGCTCATCAAAGCGGCGCGTCTCAATCATCTGAATCTGGATCATTTTTCTTCCCTCCCTTGCCATCATTATTGAATTCTGGATCATCAATACTTTTACCGGTATCACCCGATAAAGCTTGCTGACTATCTTTAATGTCATCAGCTTTCTGTTGTTTCATCTGGTCCGCTACTTCTTCCGGATCGTCAACGTCAGGCAACCACCCATAAGTAATGGTTCGCGGAATGATTCCGTCTGCATTCTTCATGTTGGTAATAATATCTGATAAGTTAACCGGAATGTTTGGAGTAAAGGTAATCTTGCAACCAGAAGCATCAACGCCTTGTCCCTTTTTATTCAGGATATTCTGCATTAAAGCCAAACGTCTACGCAGTCCTTTAACCAGGTATCTAGTTTTAGTAGATAGCAGATTTAGCAAACCAAACAGCTTGTATTTCATTGCTTCTCCTGAGACATTCCCCCCCATGAAGTTCTCATCGTTCATATTAGGAACATAAGAAATCTTGTGAATGTCATTTTCGATCGACTTGGCCAATAACTCAACTTGAGTTTCATCTAACTGCTTAGTGAGCCATTCAACAGATGCACCATCTTCGCCTTTGCCTGGTGCCCCCCCGTCAATAAAGCCATTCTTGAGTTTACTCTTGCTTTCTTCCTCATCGTCACCCATTAAGCTGAATCCATACACAATCAGTAAGGCATCAATGAAGTCTTGCTTATCAGTAATCCGATCAGACTGTAACGTGTTGTAGGCATCAATCAGTGACTTACACTGTTCGAAATCACCTTGCCGCTCTTCATTGTTTCTAAACTCAACTACCGGCACATCGCCAAAGTAATGTGGTGTTACTTTCTGGCTGTCGATGTTGCTATCATCCAAGTTGTAACCGAATCTTGTACGGTATGAAATTAGCTGTGTCTTGGTGTATACATCGAGCAAATAGCCGTTAGCTGTTCCATCCAGATCAAACTTTTCTTGAATGTGAATCGCAAACAACGGATTATGCTCAACGGTATCATCGGTACACATCACAATTCCACGTGGATCAATACATTCAATCCGTTCCTCGGTAATTGGTTGTTTCTGCTTATCATCTGCAAACCCTGTCGTTTTGAGGTAATGAACTTCAAAGCCGACACCGAACACGCTCAAATCCTTTTCAAGCTCTGCATCATGTGTCTGAACATCCATCTTATTGAACTCGTCAGTAATCGGGTCAATGTTCTTACCTTTTTCAGCTGTATACGCAATTGGATTGCCAGTGGTAAAGCCAACGTTCATATCAGTGATGTACTTGGCGTGATTAACGACTACCTTGTTATTGCTGCTGTACTGGTTATTAACCATCGAATGGTCAAGTATTTCCTGCTTGCCATCGTAGTAATCTGATAGCATCTGCAGTCTGTGTTTCCTTTTATTGTGCTGCTGGACTACATAATTTAAAACTTTGTAACTAGGATTGTTTGAATCCTGTAATAATTCCGCATCAATCGCAACTCCCACGTTCTCATCTCCAATCTATCGTTAATTTCTATAAAAGAAGCTAGGTTTCTTAGTAACCTTAGCTTTGATACGTTCATGTGTGTTGTAGATCGCATAACGAATGGCATCCATGACATCATCATTTTCTTTGACTGGTAAACCGCTCTTTTCATCCCATACATACTGGTAAATTTCATCAAGAAAACTTTCAATTGCTTCTTCTACAACAAAAAAGTGACCAGTTTTTATCAACTTGGCCACCGATTCAATTCCTGAAATAACACTTTTCTTTGCGTTGAAACAATCTATGAATTCTCTTTTAAATCTCGAAACATGCTCTGGGCGAGCTGAATCAGCCCAAAATTTGACTCTTTTCCCGTATCTTTTCTGAATGTCCTTTGCCATACTCACCCAATAATCAATTTCCTTGTACTGTTTTGTATGTTCCTCTACTAGGTAAGTATTACCATCCTTATCATCACCAAGCACAACGATTGTACCTTATGCTCATAGCCCCAATCGACACCCACGTAATACTTGAGATTATTGGGGAGTTTAGCTCGCGGAATAATCATCGTGTCCTTATTAAAGTCTTGATACACCATTCCGTCACCAGACACCCACAACCCCAAAATGCTACGATCATAAAACATTCCTGTAGGTGTTCCAGCTTTCATATTCTGAACGTATTTAGCATCTAAAAACTTGTTATCATCAATCGTAAAATGAAAGCTTACTACACCAGCTTTAGGATCCTGATTATCAATGTAGTCTTTCTTTAAGTAATGAGTTGGTACATCAGGGTTAGTATCACAGATGATCCGTGCATCTTTAGCAGAACAACGATTAAGAATTTCATTAAACACTTCTTCGTTAGCAAGGGATGCTTCGTTCACATATGCTCCAAAACTCGTCATACCACGAATGGCACCAAGTCCAGCGATTGAACCAGTAAACGTCTGCACAATCTTAACGCCAAACAAAACAAATGAACCGTGCTTATCAAACTTAAACTCAATGCCATACTTATTCGATATTTCCTGCAGCACGTTATTTTGCAACGACTTACTGGAATAACCAGCTAATATATACATTGGCTCAGCTACGTCTACTTTGTCTGCTAGCATGCGTACTCGACGCAACTCCATCAGGAAAATGTCATTATCAATAACTGTTTTACCAGAACGTACAGCACCGTAATTAATCAGCAACCGCCAATCGCGTCGATGAAGCACCGTCTTCATCACGTCTATTTGTTTCGGTGAATACAAATCAGTTATCGTTGTTATCATTCCCTTCGATTGCGTCATCTATCTTGTCTAGCAGCTTAGATACCTTAGCTTCAGTATCATCACCCTTATCATTAAGAATGTGTGCCTTAGCCTCTGCAATGTCCGCCTCAGCTTTTAGCTTACGTTCACTATTTTCATCCAGCTTTTTGAGATTAAGCACATCTGTAAGTTGGCTTAACGCTTCAAGCATTGCGTCTGCATTAGACTTCTTTACACCGTGCTCGATCATATCTGCCTTAGACTCATCATGCACAAAAGAAAGCCCCCCCTCAACTACCTTGTTGAGAGACCATTTATGCTTGTATGCAGTTTCTTTAGAAATATTAACAATTCTTGTAGTAATTTCTGGCTCTTTTGCGAGCTAGAAGATGCAGCCATTGCCGTTGCAACCGATGGCTTAGTTTTTGCATAAGCTATCTGATAAGCCCGATATAACGGTATTCTCTTACCACCAACAAGTTGTGCAAATAACTCTTGTTCAGGTGTTAACCCACCATTATTTAACTCTTTTTTGTATGCACCCTTTTTCGGTTTTGTGTGCATACTTTTTTTAACAGGTGCACCCCCCCTTTGCCAACCGTATCTATTCTTCCAAGATTTAACGGTGTTGATAGACACTTCATACTTAGTAGCAACGTCTTTATACTTCATACCGCTTAGATAATCTTTTTTAGCTTGCTCCTGTTTTGTCATGTCATATCATCACCTCTAATTTTTTAAATATAAACACGCTGAAATAATTAGTGAAGTCTATTAAAATCAAAATAAACTTCCACCCATATACAGCGTTGCTAATTTACTCCTAGGATATGTATTTTTTTTCAATTCATATGTTTTTGAACTCAAAATATCTGTGTACTTTACTTTTTCTCCTTTTTTGTTCTTTTTCAAATATTTATTTTCCCATACCTGACAGTAACAAACGTCTATTAATGATTTGTAGTAAACCTTTATACTAGTAACATCTTTATCAACTTCGAATAACCCTTTTTTGCCATTTAAAATTCTACTTGTAAAAAATATTGCTCCCTTATTTCTGGGAAGTGAATCGATTTTCATTATATTTTTTTCATCATCTTTATACTGAACAATGAAGGTGAGATCAAGAGCTGTGTTACTTCCCAAATTTAGTAATTCGTAACCCTGATTATCTCCCATATCTACTTTATCGCTATCCCCCCCATGAAGACATTCATCAAGACGAAGCGAAGCATCTTCGTTTACAAAATAGCTATCACTATTTTTATTAAAACATCTTCTGTACCTAATAGAAATTTTGGGTTGATTATCTAACTTTCTTTGACATTGAAAATAAATGTTTTGTTGATGAACTTGCCAGATTACTATTAAAATTGCACCCAAAGAACCAATAGCACTTACCCAATCAGCTACAGACCCCATATCACCCTTTGACCAAGCAATTAAAACATAAATACAAAAAGTTCCAATTATAAATCCTAAAGAATACAACCAAACTGCAAATTTTTTAGTCACAGTTGTGTTTCCCCATTCTTTTATCTTTTTAAACACTATTAATTTTCCTCCAACATTAAACATTATATTACAACTATCTAACATTATATGCTTTAATAGCCCGTTCAAAAGGTTAAAAATAAAAAAATAACGTTCATTTCTGAACGCCATCGTTAAAATAATTATCCCTGGGGGGGAAATAAAGTTGTACCAACTCTGGCACAATACCATTTTAATACGAAAATAGGCTTTAGTTTTGTCAACTTTTTGCATGATTAAAAAATATCATATAATCCAAGTTCTTTGGCTACTTTTTCAATAAAGGAATTCCTTAGTGCATAAGCTTTCCGTAACCCTACACCTACTATGTTATTTTGTACTAATCCATTCATGGTAAATTGTGGTCGCCTGCTAAAATACATTTCTTGTATAATCCTTTCAGTATCCTCCCCAGCCTCCTCTAAGCAGTTATCAATTACATCTCGTTGTTTCTTCAATGAATTTAACGCCCTATCTTCATCAATGGTAATGATCATTCTCTCCACTACCTCGGGTCTTTTGTTTTCTGCCTTTCCACCTCCAATATTTTCATCTGCTGGTTTAACTGGATATCTTAACTCCATTTCACGTGCTTCGATGTACTTATCAATCTTTGGATAGTCCCTAAGTATATCCTCAATCTTTCTAATCGTTGACTTTTTCACTCTTACACCTCACAAACTTTGAAACAACATAACTATTAGATAAACAAATGCTATGGTTTCGATTAATTCAACTGCAATAAATTTAATTTGATAGCCTTCGTTTACTGTAGCTTCTAAAACCTCATTCTTTGTCTTACCCGCGTTTTTTCATGTACTCATTTCTGCCAGTTCTTACAAAAGCCTCTGCTACTTCAATTACTATTATCCCGATGGCAACAACGATAGAAATTTTGTCGTTGACGTTAAAAGCAACAATGAGAAGCGACAGAAAATAAAATATAAAGCCTAGGCAGCTCGCTGAATTAATCTTAGTAATAAACTCTTCAATGTTGGCTGTTTCTGAATAGGCAGTGGTCAATCTATCCAGTACTTTTACTTTTTGCTTTTTAGGATTTACAAGTTTTTGTTCCCACCCTCGTAAATTACCTAGTAGAAGAATTGCAACTAATAACATTGATATTATTTTCATTCCCATTCCACCTTCAATTCAGCCTCTTTCCTTGTGGCTCATATATAGTGAGCCTTGTTTTATAATGCTTTACTTTCAATCTATGTGGCATAAGGCAGTGCCTCTATCAAACTCTCGATTAATTATTTGACTCATTTGGCTTGTAAATACTAACAATCTATGATTCCTAGCTCTTTTTCTCATCAGCTTCCCCCCTTTTCAAACTCCACTAGCCGTTCAACATAAGTCTTGGCTTTCCCTAAGTCCTCAACGCCATTCTTGCCCTCGTGCCTGACTACATACTTGATCACATTTAGCACGTAAAATCCGATTACCCATTGTTTAGGCAGAAAAGTTTCAAAGAACCAGAACAAGTCATCGCCGTTTTTGCCTTTGTAATAATCTAGGCGTAATTTACTCATTCCCTCACTCTCCATCGCTTTATAATTTCTGTCTTGATAATCGAACAACGCGATACATAAATTTACTACCAGCGGGTGACTATTGTACTTTTGCTCCAAATGTCCCAGAGACCCGACTAACCATCTCCAATATTCCGAGCTAGTTAGTGGGTAGGTCCGCATGACTTCATTGGAAGCTGCCATCCACTTTTGAATATCTTGAAAAACATCATTCCAGTTCATTCAACTCACTTCCTCGATCTTGATATAAATACCAGGTAAATCCGCCCAAAACTTTTCAGCAATCAAACTGACAATGTACATATCATCTTTCCAAAATCCTAATTGAGTCATGCAATCCTGCAGCAATTTCATATTGTTATCCAGATCAGGCTTAGTCCGTTTGTACTCACCTTTCTTATGTTTACCAGTTGCAAGATAACAATATTTCACTAGTAATCTGACTTTGCCGGGAAACGGTTCCTTCGGTGCAAACCTTCCAAGGCTGTCAGTAATTAACGACCGGGCCGCTTGTAATTCTGGCGGCTCGTAAAAATGTGGCTTACCTTTGATAACAGCAACCTGTTTTTCCTGATGAGTTACGGTCGGAATTTTTTTCATTGGGATAAAAAACTCCAGTGGTTTTCTTGTCAACTTCACACCTTCTGGATGTTATTTTTTTACTTAAAACAATTCCTTACTTTTTAGTTTTTATTCTCTCATTCGCTCTGCTTCCATTCTCTTTCTCTAGCTACTCCCACATGGAAGCTAGAGAAAGAATGGTGGCGTGTTGGTGTGACAGTATTTTCTTACTTGTATTGAGTTGTCTTGAGCCGATAGACTGTAACGAACAAAATGTTATTCCTGAGCTTTCTCAAGCTGATAGTTAAAGATTGCTTTTATTAATAGTAAACATTATTTTTTATTATAGTTACACCTTCAGCCAAATCTTTATTATACTAATTCAGCTGAGGCAATAACTGCTATAAATGCTGATATAAAGGCGTTCATATTTTTTAACTTGCGTTGTCTTACGTTAATTTATAAAAAAGCGTCACATTTTTGGTGCACTGAAGTATAAAAAATTAGTATCTTCCAGTATAGTTAGGAATATTTTTTTTACAAAAAAAAAGGCCCACACAAATAAGTGTGAGGTTATTTTATTAGGCTACTGTTACTCTATCCTATCGTTTGAACTTGCTAATGTACTGGAATGTACATGGTAAGTTACTTCAAATTTATCTGTGTTAGCAAATACCGGCGTAGAAGTTTATTCGTGATATTCGCAAAACCACTTTTATGATAGGTTCTCATATTGCCGATTTGTCCATTGCTAAACGTAAAATTATATTGGGATTTAATTCAGTAAAATTAGTAAAAATTACTTTTCCTTGTTCTTAAAAAAATAAGCTATGATCCGTTAAGTACTAAAGAAAGCGATACCATCAGTGCCAATAACACTTAAATATTCTTTGTTTTGCGGAAGTTAAAACATATCTTGTGCTAAATACTTTTAATTACTTACCATTGTGCTATATTAAATTTATTAAGAAAAAGTTAAGTCCAAAACCTGATGACTCTAAAAGCTGAAATTTTTGGGGGGGGAAGCAAAATGAAAGATATCTTTGCCAAATTGCTACAATTGGGGAAAACACATAAACTAATATCTACTTTTGTGCTAGGTTTCCTTGTTTTCGAAATTTTTCCGTATGGATTTGCGGTTACTGTCGGTTCTTTATTATTAATTTGTTATATTGTTTTTTTCATAATATGTCATACAAATAAAAAGTATAGAACGGGGGGGTTTCTTAAGTTATTAACACCTTTTCTTTTAGTTCTACTTGGATCTTCAATAGTTGCAGGTGCTACCAAAAGCCCTGAGACACATACTAGTACTGAACCTAAAACAACACAAACAACTAAAAGTGCGGGTAGTATACATAAGAAAAATAACATTGCGAAAAAAAGAGCTACATCTTCTTCCAATAAGGACAAGATTGAGGCTGAATCTAAAGCCAAAGCTTCTTCTGTATCAGCTGCCTCTATAGCTGCAAGTGAATCTAAAGCAAAAGACTCAAGCATAGCTGCTGCCTCATCTTCATCAACCGCCGCTGAATCTTCGAAACAAGCTGCTGAGCAGTCTTCAAAAGAAGCTGTATCTTCCAGCATTGCAGTTGAATCATCCAAGGCTGCTGAATCATCCAAAGCTGCAGAATCTTCTAGCATCGCGGCTCAGCAATCACAAGCAGCTGCTTCTTCCTCTGTTGCACAAGCTTCAAATGCTAATAATAACACTGGAAGTGTTTATACAGGAACGTCTGGCCAAATTATTGGAAATTCCCAATCTCATATTTATCATGTACCAGGTCAAGCAGGATATCATATGAATTCTGCTAACGCTGTTTATTTTAATAGCGAGGCAGATGCACAGGCTGCTGGCTATAGAAAATCTTTACGCTAA